CTCTATCTGCTTGTTCTTGTGCTTTCTGTGCTTCTATTTTCGCTTGTGCTTGTGCTGCTGCAATTCGTTCTTGGTCTACGTCTCTTGCGCGCTGTTCTTCTTGAACACGTTCTTTATCTTTGCGTGCTGCTTCTTTCTGCTGTTTACTTACGCGCTGGGCATCTTCCTCTGCTATACGTTTTGCTTCTATTTCTGCTTGTGCTGCTGCTTTGTCAGCTTTTGCCGTTGCTGCTTCTTGTTTATCTTTTCGTTTTTTTCGTAAAAAGGCTTGAATTTTCTTTGCGGATGCAGGCCTATTAAACCTCTTACTTAAATCTTCTTTCATTCTACTTACGCTCCCGTCATCTTGAGGTTTTTCTTTTATTGTCCCATCGTCATTAAAATCAGGATTTAGCGCCTGCCGCGCCGCTGCTGCCGCTGCTTCGGATTTTTTTTGTTTCGCTGCTTCTTCTGCCGCCTTTTTAAGCCTTGTCTTTGCTGCTTTTTTCTTAATTATTTCGCGCTGGGCTTCAGCCTCCTTCTTATCTTTTTCCGCCTTGGCCGCCGCCTCCACCGCTGCCGCCTCCTCCTTCGCCTCTTCACGCCCTTTGTAACCGCGCCATCGGCTGCCCATTTTACTCGCCACCATCTCCGCTGCTGCCGCGTCCGCTGCCGCCTTCTTCGCCTCTGCACGCCCTTTGTAACCGCGCCATCGGCTGCTAATTCTAATCGCCGCCGCCGCGTCCGCTGCCGCCTTCTTCGCCTCTGCACGCCCTTTGTAACCGCGCCATCGGCTGCCCATTTTACTCGCCACCATCTCCGCTGCTGCCGCGTCCGCTGCAGCCTTAGCCTCCGCCGCGGCTTGGGGCTCCGCTGCTGCTGCTGTTGCCGCCGCCGGCGCTGCCTCGTCCGCTTCCTCCCAAAGCTTCTCGACCAAATCATCCGTGTTGATGCGCTCAATCTCCGCCAGCTGCTCCAGCTTATGCCCGAACGAGTTATGCAGGAAGTCCGACGCGTCCTCCTCATCGAGCCCCTGCTGTTCCATGGCCTGGGCGAGCGCCGCCACCATGGCCACGCGAACGGCCGCCAGCGCGCGCATCCCCCGCTGCGCCGCGAGCTGCGCCGCGGTGCGCTCCGCCATTGCACCCTCCGCCAGCGTGCCCGGCTTCGCGCGGCCATGGTCGTCGAAGACCGTGCCATTGGCTACGAGCGAGGTCTTCGTCTTCTCCACCTCATCTTTAATGAATTTACCAGCCACCAGTTCGTCCACCGTGTAGCCGCCGAGCAGCAGCTCGCGCAACGTCCTCCTATCCTCCCGCTGGTCCGCCACCGTTCTGCCTTCGAGGCGGAGAGCACGCACTCTCGCCGCGTTATCCATCTCGCCACCGCCTTTAAATCTACGCTTTCTCTTTCTGCGTTTCAATGTTTTTTTGCGCAAATTTATACCACCACCCCGTTTTTTTGACATATATCGTTTCTGTTTCTTACCTTTATTCGTGTGAAGTTTATGACGACTTTGATTCTTTCCTAACAATAATTTCTTTATTTTATTTCGGGAAAGTCTCATTATATATAAATTTAGGTAATATTATTTTATTACAAAGTTATTTTATTATAAAGTTATTATAATGGCATGCACTGCTCCAATTAATATTGTTAAAAACACAAAAAATATCTGTGATAATAAATGCAATTATTCTTTCCTATATCCTATGACAAATTTAGCCGTCACGAATAAAACAAAGTATATTAAATTTAAATGTGATAAAACCGAAATGCAACCTGTTACGTTTAATGCCGGAAAATATAATGTGGATGATTTTAGAATTTATGCACCATCACTTCATACATATGGAAATGTTAGTACAATAGGTGAATTAGTTATTTCTCATACAGATAATACCTCTGGAAAACAACTACTTGTTTGTATTCCCATTAAAACAGGTGTCTCTGCTATGGGGAATGCACAAATCCTAGATATGCTTGTTGATAAAATAGCTAAGGATGCACCAGCAACAGGAGATAAAACGAATATTCAAATGTCGACATTTACCCTAAATAATATTGTCCCATATAAGCCTTTTTATTCTTATAAAGGATCCTTGCTATATGCCTCCTCGCTGTGCTCAAAACAAGATGTTGATTACGTAGTTTTTAAACCGGAAGATGCTATACTACTTTCTACCAGAACACATGAAAAACTAAAAAAAGTGGTTTCACCCAGTGGAATTACCACAAAGACAAACTCCACTGGTTTGTTTTACAATAAAACTGGACCGACTAAAGATTTAGGAGATGGAATCTATATAGAATGTGCCCCAACCGGTTATAGTGGTGAAACAAATGTCGAAGTAGAACCAAGTGAATCCGATTTAAATTTGGGATATCACATACAAAATATATTAAGCAATTATTTTGTTACATTTTTAATTGGGATTGTTCTGATGGCTATTATTCTTAAGATTGGCGATTTTGCATTTTATAAAATATTTGGTTCAAAATCACAAGGAACTACGCCGGCGAGTAGCACAGCATTATGATCAACAACTATTCTTGTTATTTCTAAACAACAATAATCTCTTGGTAAATAAATATATTTAGAATATTATAAAATATTTTATAATATTCTATGATGTTACATACCTAATAATCTACTTTATTATAAAAGTAGTATATTTAAACCACACCCTCGTAATCTACAGGAGCTGCATGATGTGTTCTGTCTAAAACAGGAGTATAATTTGCATTTTTTGCCGCAGGGTGTTTTACCAATGGCGCCATTTTTTTTACCATCTCCTCCTCTAAAGTAACAGGGAATTGGTTATAACGGTTAAAGTCTTTCACTTTAGCGCGCTCCGAAGTGAGTGCAGTATGTATAGCGTGTGAGCCTGTTTCTACACTTGATCTTTGAATTAATAAGTAAGCAGCTATTAAACCTAATACACCAATAACAGGTCTGCTTTGCGTAAATACAACCACTGCAACTGCTGCTACAATAACTTTGCCTAATGCAGAATCAATAACTGGTGCGATTGCATGCGGCGTTCTCACATGCATAAGAATGTAAACAATAAACACAACACCTAAAACAAGCTGGTTGTTTTCTTTTACTTGGAGGAAGTTTTTTAGAAGCTTCATTGTATATCATATTACTATATTTTTTTTTCTTGGTGGTTATTCTCTCTAATATATTTCACAAGTTGGCTATTTGCAATTCTATAAGGTATCCTATAGTTACTTAGTAATATGATATCTCATTAAGAGTGTTCCATACATTGGAGAGAAGGAGAGAATATAATAAAAATATATCTAAACATAACACCATATTATTATTTATGTCGAATACCCAAGAAACATACTTAGGTCATAAAGGTTACACTATTATTAAAAAAACAATTACTGTAAAAGAACAACAATATATGCGCGAGGAATTAAATGTGCGCCCCTATATTCCTAAATCACCGGTGCAACCTCCCGCTTTTCCTATATATCGCGAATCACAAAATAAACTTTATGTGCCACGCTTCTTTGGCGTGGAAACATTTGGCGTTCCTAATCAATTAAAAATTGCACACGGAGAGAATATATCCGTCCCGTTTAATGGTTCGTTGCGCGATTATCAAGAAAATATTGTAAATATTTATAAAAAAAATGTTAATGATGTGGATGGCGGCGGGGGACTTTTGGAAGTGCCTTGCGGTCGTGGTAAAACTGTTATTGCTCTGAAATTAATTAGCGAGTTGAAAAAGAAAACACTGGTTATTGTTCACAAAGGATTTTTAGTAGATCAATGGTTAGAGAGAATTGAACAATTTTTACCTCAAGCTCGGGTCGGAAAAATACAAGGGCAAATAATAGATATTGAAGATAAAGATATTGTCATTGGTATGCTGCAATCATTATCTATGAAAGAATATCCGAACGACATGTTTGACAGCTTTGGATTAACCATTGTCGACGAATGTCATCATATTAGTTCAGAAGTATTTAGTCGATCGCTTTTAAAAATAGTCACAAAATATTGTTTGGGTTTAAGTGCAACGATGCAAAGAAAAGACGGACTTACCCGTGTTTTTAAAATGTTTCTTGGCGATATTATTTATAAAGAGAAACGCGAAGGTGATGATGGTGTTTTGGTAAAAGCAATTGAATATAAAACAGAAGACGAGGAATTTAATGAAACCGTGTTTGATTATCGCGGGAATCCGGCATTTAGCACAATGATTTCCAAACTATGCACATATAACCGAAGAAGTGAATTTATTCTAGCCATGTTGCAGAGAGAAATGGCCGAAAAACCCAACCAACAAATTATGATTTTAGCACATAACAAAAATTTACTAGTTTATTTGCACAATGCAATTGAGCACCGAAATATAGCATCCGTAGGTTTTTATGTCGGCGGTATGAAAAAAGAAGCTTTAAAAGAAACGGAATCCAAAACAGTGGTCATTGCCACTTATGCGATGGCGGCGGAAGCACTAGATATTAAAACTTTAACTACGCTTATATTAGCTACTCCGCGAACAGATGTCACGCAGGCAGTGGGTAGAATTTTACGTATGAAACATGACAGGCCGCTGGTAGTTGATATTGTAGATTCTCATGATATGTTTAAAAAACAATGGATGAAGCGGAAGCGATTTTATGAGAAAAACAAGTATCATATTATATATACTGATTCTAATTTATACAGTAAGAATACCCCAAATACACAAACCATAAACCATAATAAACAAATTGCGACACAAAATACCGCGGATATTTGGACAACTATACATGATCCTCTGGTGAAAAAACCCCGGGCAAATAAAACCACTTCGACCTGTGGCGTTGTATCTGATCCTCTAAAGGGTAAATGCTTAATAAAAATATAAAGAGTATATTTTAATTAAACATTTAGAAATGTTTTTATTCCGTGCAACGTGCATATGCTGTATGTGGTGCAGGGTTTGCTAATCCACTTTGTTTCGGGCCAAGATGAACACCGCCAGCAGAATAACCCTGGCTGTATGCAACATCACTTAATAGTTGGGTGTAGCCACTACGGGGATTCTTGCTACCTCCACGGTATACTTTAGAACCACCACGGTGTCGTCTTGAACGGCGTCCTCGCGATTTTCTAGAATGTTTTCGCGAACAATTACTGCCACCCGACTGTCGGTGTTTCTTGGATTTATGTTTCTTTAATCTATGCCTTCTAGAACGCCCACCTGCTGTGCGCCGGCGTATTCCTGAGCGCCGTCTTCTAGACCCCCATGCTCCAGAACTTCGGCGACCACCTTTGTAAAGAGCACCGGTAAGATCATTTGCATGTGCTCCTTGCCCTACTTCACCAACCACTCCAGCACCCATACCTAAACTTCTTTCTGCGACCATATTGCCACATGGCTTAATAGAAGCATAACCTGCAGTAGGGCCAGCTCTAGTAGTTAGTGGTGTATTTTGTAAACAGACGCCGCCACCACCTTGTGAATATGGCACATATTTTCCTTTTGCTGCTGCAGTAGCCAAACGAGTTCCTGCACAACCGTGCCCAGCAACTTTAGCCTCATTACTGGGAAATAATGTTGGTGTCTCGCCAGTTACTGGTGTTGGTGATAATGGTATATTAATAGAGCCTCCTCTTTGTCGTCTTCTGCTAGGCATTATATATATATACTATATATTAAATATTTTTTTCCATTAAAATAGCTTGTTTAATAGAGACACAAGGTTCATCAACAATCACTATCGGCCGCCATTTTTGGAATTTCTTCACATATTCACAACGCATGACGACTGATTTTTGCAAATCCACAAATTTATCTTCAGCAATATTCTCAAATTCTTCTTCACTATCACTTTCTTCTAAATAATCTAAATTAATATTTTCCTTAATTGTTCGAAAAATAGAGTTCATCATAACACTCATTTTATAGGTAGATATCATTGCGACCCCCAGCATTTTTTCTTCGTCATATTTATCCTTTGCATAAAGATAATAAATATCTTCTGCCGATCTGGCACGAACAACAAAATTTGCATAACGTTTTTGTTGACGATGAATGGGAAATGTACCAACATATCGTTTTTTTGTATATGCCTGAATACTATATACAGGATAAAGCAATGTTTCTAGTTGTTCTTCTGCTAATGTATAACTACGACAAATAATTGGTAAGCCAGGAATAATACTATTTTTGGTATACGTTTTTTGCGATAATTCATACTGAAATAAATCACTATATATTTTTAGTTTATCACTATAGTCATATTGTGATACACTGTGGCCCTTTACATAAAATAAATTCTCAAATGTAAAATATAATTGCAAATCTACACGAAATATAGTGCCGTATATTACTGTTCCATGCGACAATGTTTTATCAAATATCATAGGATATAATTCCACAGCTTTTACATTACCTTTATGGTTTAGTGTTAAAATAATGCATACACTTTTATTACCTATGTAGGTAAGCCACATAAATGCTTTAGGTCCACGTGGAATAATAGCAAAATAATCTGCATGAACTTTCTTATGTAAAATGTTATCATAAGAAAGTTCGACTTTAGGAAAGCGTTTCATTAATTGGTATTTTAATGATTCAGTTAAAATAGATGCAGGCATATATTTATAGTATATGTTATACCACAGGTGATATCTTTATATAATATCAACTCATTGTAAACATTTGTGATTCTTGTGCGATGTGTTTATCCTGCTTTAATTCATTTAAAAATGTTTGCAACTCATTTTGCATACTCGTTGTATCTAATGAAGTTTGTGGACGAATTGCATCACTTGGGAGTGGACTTGTTGTGGGAATAATATTATTTAAAGAAGATACATTATTGGGTGTTACAATTGTAGGAGAGGTATGTATGGTGTCCAACATTTCCTTATATTTTTCAACAGGCTTGTGTATAAAATCTTTATTCATAGGAACGGTCAAGGTATCCATAAAATATATATATAAATGGTGCAAGACCAAAATTAAGACTACAGACATGATTACCCATTTCATTGCCCAAAACAGCATATTATATTGTTAATATATTTAATCTATTATATTTTTACGAGCTCAATTAAACTTAAAATAGACGTGCAAGCATCTGGAATATTCATAGTATCTGGAATCAAAAAGTACATATCATGTGAAGTATTATTCGTTATTTCTAATACCATTTTAATATTAGACTTTTTTTGCAGTGAAATAATATATTGTGTTATATTTTCACTCACATGGCATGGTGGTATCTGATATACTTCATCATAATAAATTAAGCTTTTATCTACAATAACATTAAATTCATCAATAATGCCTAGTTCCTCTTTTTCAGTGCTGTTATTAACATGATAATAATTATGGTTTTCATATTGTATAATTTTACCATGTTCTACAGGTCTATCTGTGATAGACATTTTGTGAATTTTATCGTTCTCTATAACTAAAATACTTTCCTCAGAAAATATGCGTCTAAAATTTCGAATATTTTGAATATATTTGGCGAATGATGGTTCTTGTAGCATATCAGGGCGAATGCGCCATATTTTATCATCCATAAGATAAATCTTCATATAAATATACACCTCAAACCATTTAAACCAATATACAAAGTATTATCTAATGACAAGTTTTGTTCAGATTGATAAAACTGGAACGATTAAGGAAATCACTAAAAAAAAACTAACAAAAGAAACACTATACAAATTTTCTGGGTTTAAAAAACCAGACGGCTTTGAAAAGCGCACAACATGGAATGTTGCAGTAGAAGGTAATCAGCATATTATAGAATTATGGGCACGTGATTTTGGCAAAGCAGGCACAGAGAATAAATATGATTTCCCTCCACCGTGTGATACATCACTATATTTTGGAACATGTTCTTTGATTAAAGTTTCAAAAGACGATAATGATGAAATTAAAGATTTTGCAGGAGATACATGGCTTAAAATATATGAAAAATTATTTGGTGGTTTTGAGGACCTAGGAGGCGAAGATAGCGAGGAAAGTGAAGACGAACTAGAAAGTATTTCTAGTGAATATAAGACAAAAAATGGTTACTTAAAAGATGGGTTTGTTGTTGATTCTGACAGCGACAAAAGTGATGACGATGGAGATCAAGTAAACAATGATGATACAAGTGAAGATGAGGAATCTGCATGTGATAGTAGTGAAGACAGTAGTGACGCAGATGGTTCCGAGTTGGAGATGGAAGAATATGATTACAGCGATAATGAATAATTATACAAAATATTTGTTAAGTAAAACAATATACCTCCCCACAGTGTATCTTGAATCGCTATTGTTAAATTATAATTTGAAAATAAAGCTATATTTGTAAAATCAAAAACTCCGTATACAAAAACTCCCAACATAAAAGCTTCGGTATTACTTAATTTTTTCTTAACAATAAAATAATAAAATCCAAAAATCATTAAAATATATACTACTGTCGCATACCAGTAATTTACTGTGGCAGGCTTGTTTTGTATATGTGTTACCATTTTTAAAAACGGTTTACCACCGATAGTAGAAAGATATAATGTATCTAAAAATAACATTATCAAAGAAATATACAATAACGATTTTAGCATAGTATATATATTATATATATTATATTCGAAGCAGCTCTTATAAAGTTTAAAAATTGAACCAATATAAATATGATATATAATATAATACAACCAATATAATGCGCCGTGTAGATAATCCAGATACTTTCCGCGAAAATGTGCGTTGTCAATTAAAAAAATTTGTTAAAAACGATAAAATAACTAGCAATCTTGAGAAAGGTATTTTCAACTATACGATTAAAGCAGCGGAACAGCGCAATATTGTTAAAAAATGGTATAATCCATATTTTGTGCTGCTTTATACAGATAAACTGCGCATGATTTTTCAAAATTTGCAACATGAACCACTTCTTAAAAAACTTAAATACAGAACTATCAAGGCTCACGAGTTTGCTTTTATGTCACATCAAGAGTTGCGCCCGGAAAAATGGAAAGAACTTATTGCAGTGAAAGAGCAGCATGATCAAAATAGATATGCTCCTAAACTGAATGCAAATACTGATGACTTTACCTGTAGAAAATGCAAATCAAACAAATGCAGTTATTATCAGCTGCAGACTCGTAGTGCAGATGAACCAATGACAACATTTGTTACATGTATTGACTGTGGTAATCGCTGGAAGTGTTAATTCAACTTAAAAATAAAAAAAATAAAAAAATAAAAATATATGCGTATAATTATGCTGTTATAATATATTTATTTTTAATTTTAAACATCATTATCATTTTAAAATTAAAATATAATTAGCAATATTGTTTTATTCGAGAAATTCGAGGTCACTAACTTTCCAGTATTCGAAACCGCCATTTGGAATAGGTCTACGAATAATAAAGGGTATCTTTCGCTGACGTAACTCTTCGAGTGCCATCAAATACCCGTCTATGGTTGTGTCTGGGATTTTCACGGTAGATGGTGCCCCTGAATTCAGCTGTTTTGCGCGTTGTCCCAACACTCGCGTTTTTTCATATTTTGTTAGAATAGGAATGGTGCGGTGTAACAAATCAATAATATCGCCATGCTTATTGCGTTTCACCGTCGCAAACTTTTTAACTTCTTCATAATTATGTGCTTGTGCTTCTGGATGAAAATCAAGAAGATAATTTTTCTTAACGTCAGCATCAAATTTCTGCAAATAATCCTCATCATCGCTATCAGTATCTTCTTCACTTGATTGATCATTGATACCTAATGTATTTTCTATAACAGCAGACATGGGTTTGTTTATTTCTTCTTGGTCTGTTGTTTCTGGCTTTATTTCGTCTTCATCCTCACCAGAAATTTCATCATCACCAGAAATTTCTTGGTCATCAACAGTTTGATCTTCATCTGCTAGACTAATATCGTCATCGATTTTTTCTACATCCAAATCATCGTCTCCTATATCCGATTTATCTTGTTCTTGACTAGTTTCATTATCTGTCGCTAATTTACTAAAGAAATCTGTTATCGGATTTGATTGTAGGGTTTTGGTAATTGTTGCAACGCCCTCTTTAACCTCTTCAACAATTTCTTCTCCTAGATCTTTTACTTTTTGTGTTTCATCTTTTACTTCTTCCACTACCTCTTCGCCTAGATCTTTTAGTTTTGGAAAATTTTGTTTTTCAAGACTCATCGTGTATATATAATACTATATCTTTTAAATAATTTCAATTTCATGAATAAATAAAAATAAATAAAAATAAATATATTATTTACAATATATTTATTTGTATAATATTAGAGTATAGTTAAGAGCCTACATTATTTATTATCGGTTTTCCATACGGTATCGCATTCTGCACACATATAAATATATTTCATATTCATGTCATCATATCTAATATACAAAACTTCTCTATTTGCTTCTCCGCCTTCTTTATTACTCGTACATTCTTGGTTTGGACATCGAATTGTTGTGATTCGTGGAAGAGTCGGATCTTCTTTGGTATACTCATTAATTGTTTGGGGGTATTTTTGTGAATCACGATGCACAGTTGTAGAGGATACACATATATTTTCTGCAGTTAGACTGCTATCTTCATAACCACAATTTCTACAATAATAAATTAACTTATTACCATCTTCTTCACCAATCTTTAAATAATACATATTTTGACATTTTTCACAAAAATGCATAGTTCTTCTTATATTATTCTATGAGATGATTTTTAATTCAATTTTTTAGTTCTTTATATAGTCTTTCAATATCTTCACGTGTTTTTTTATAATCTACCTTTGTTTGCATATTGTAAACCTGTGTAGTAATTATATGTGGAACATCATCTGTGTGTTTATCGAGATTTTCTATAATACTTGTATAATTTTTTAAAAAAACTTTTATAGATGTTTCATACAATCCAGGATATTTATCCTTAATATAATCACTTTCTAACATTTGCACAATACCAACGGAATAATTTTTGTATTCAATAGTTTTATTATATTTTTGAAAATCTATGTTAGTTTCTCGTAAACCAGGTTCGTTAAGCAGTGGTTTATCATTCAATACACTGCATACAGAAAGAAGGATACTTGTAATTGTTTGACATGGAGACCATTGATCGCCACGCCAGGTATTTAATACTGAAATACACACTTTTCCATTTTTATATAAATTGGGATTAAATCTTGTATAACTATCATTTGTATCATATGTAAAAACTGGAGGACTTTGTGGATAATCTTTTGGATAACGAACATCAAAATAATAGTGTCCATGTGCATATGGTGTGTCAGAAGGACCTTCTATCAAAACCTGGCCATGTAGCATATCAGTGTCACTGTGCACATAATATATACCATTATCATGTAAAGGATGTTTCATAATTTCTCTGACATCACGAGCAAGTCGACGAATCGTATCTTTGGATACAATAACTTCGTCGGCCATAAGATATATTAACTATATTTTTGGGTTTATGTTATATTCTTTATAAATATGTATCCATTCCAAGACAAGTTTGTAAGTATTTTAATAAAGTTCGCTGATATATTATATATTCTACAATATAATGAAAAAAAATTGAGATAAAAATTTCTCTAGAATATATACCAATTATATGCCTACCAAATTAAAAGTAACAAATGTTGATGATTGGCTGCGTTCAAGAAAGGCAGCTAAAGGCGGCGAGTATACACACACCAAAATAGGTGACAAACAACTAAATATATATGCCGGAACATATAATATCACCACTGCTGAACGAATAGTATTTCAAAAAAAATACTATAAAGCGGTTTTCAAAGATGGGACAAAACATTATTTAACAGAAAAGCAGCTTATTGAGAATGGCCCGATTTTGATTGATTTGGATATGCGGTATCCAACAACGATCAAGGAAAAACAACATAGTGAAGAACATGTTCTAGATTTTATCATGGCTTATTTAGAAAAATGCAATGAAGTAATAAATGTTTCCGAGAATGTCAGCATAGATGTATTTGTAATGGAGAAAAAAAAAGTGAATTGTCTTCCAGAAAAAACAAAAGATGGTATTCATATTATTATTGGTATCAGTATGCATAAAGGAATGCAAGCAATTCTTCGTAATAAGATGATCGAAGAACTGCCTGATATGTGGGACGATTTACCGATCACTAATAGTTGGGACGAGGTATTTGATGAAGGCGTTACGAAAGGACACGTCAATTGGCAACTATATGGTTCTATGAAACCAAATCATAGTCCATATCTTATTAAGAAACACTATACAGTTTTGTATAACGGCGTTGATTGGAGCCCGGAAGAAAATAGTCTAGACCGTTTCAATACCGAAAAAATGCTGGATAAACTCTCTGCTCAATACACAGGTTACCCTTCATTTGATATTCAGGAAGAAATTCAAGAGGAATTTGACAGAGCATGTCAAACACTTGGTAGAAAAAATAAAAATGGTGGTGGT